TACACTGGCACGGTCAAAGTAGAAGCAGCACCCAATTATGAGTCTGTTTGGACCAATGTGAGCGAGACTCGCGAATACTTCAGCGCTACAACCACTGACTATTTCAACATTGCAGGATTTCATCCCCTGTTGCGTTTGGCGTTTAACAACAGCATAGGTTATGGTGCCAGCGGCAATGTGCAAGTCACTGACGGTGTTGTCACTGGCATCACTATTACCAATCCGGGATTTCAATATCGAGCACCGCCTTTGATCACCATTTTGGGCACTGGCAGCAATGCCACTGCTACCTGTACCATTGCCACCAATCAAATTGCAGGTGTGACCATAACCAATGGTGGATCTGGATATCTGCCCATGCAGTTTGGTGGCACAGTGAGTGCGGTGGCTGTGTTTTCAAATGGCCTAGTTGAAAACGTTCTATATCGTTGATTGTTTCTAAAATATAGTGTACAATCACTAGATGCTTGACATCCTGACGTATCTGCCAGCCCGACGCAAACAGACTCCGTCGGGCTGGATCAGTTTTAATTGTCCAGTGTGTGATGATCGCCGCACACGTGGTGGTCTCAAACCCAGTGACACTGGCTGGAGCTATCATTGTTTCAACTGTTCCACCACTGCCAGTTTTGTCATGGGTAGGTCACTGGGATATCGAGCCCGTAAGTTGTTGGCAGCACTGCATGTGCCCGAGCAAGAAATTGATCTACTAAATCTTGAAAGTATGCGGCACCGTAGTGTGCATGGTATTCTAGATGAACGTGCCAAGCTAGCCAACCAACTCAGTGCTATTGAGTTTGAGGAGATGGATGACTTTCCTCCCGGCAGCGAAGTGATCACTCCTGAATTGCCCAAATACTGGCAGTATCTAAGAGATCGTGGTGTGCCCGAAGACTTTCCGGCCATGACCACCATACGCACTGACGGCATTCACTGGGTGCGTGAACACATCACCATACCATTTACCTACGATGGCCGTGTGGTGGGATGGACTGCTAGAATGCTGGACGGCCGTGCACCCAAGTTCATCAGTCACACACAGCCTGGTTATGTGTTTGGCATTGATCTACAGCCGGCCAACTGGCAACATGTGTTGGTCATGGAAGGCATCTTTGATGCACTCAGTACCGGAGGTGTGGCTGTGATGCACAATACCATTTCTGATGCCCAGGCCAGACTGATACGCACATTGGATCGTGAGATCACAGTGGTGCCAGATCAGGATCGTGCTGGCCTAGAACTGATTGATCGTGCTGTGGAACTGGGCTGGGCTGTGAGCATACCCGACTGGCCCGATTGCAAAGACGCCAATGATGCTGTGCGAAAATATGGACGCTTGGCAACACTGCTAACTATAATGCAGGCACGTGAAACCAGCCGTGTCAAAATTGAATTGAGGAAAAAGCAACTTGCTAAAAGATTACTCGGTTGATGTGCAACGACTGTTTTTGGAAATGATGCTAGAGGACGCAGCCAGTTATGTTCGCGTCCAAAACATCTACAATCCAGACAACTTTGATCGAAGTTTGAGATCTGCGGCCAAGTTTATCAAAGAGCATTCGGATCAACACAAAACGCTGCCGGATCGCACACAGATTGCAGCCACCACTGGTGTCAAGTTAGAACCAGTGCCTGATCTCAACGAAGGCCACTATGAGTGGTTCATGACTGAGTTTGAAGCATTTACTCGACGTCAAGAGCTAGAACGTGCTATTCTCAAGTCAGCAGACTTGTTGGAAAAGGGCGAGTTTGAGCCAGTGGAAAAACTGATCAAAGATGCAGTGCAGATATCGCTGACCAAGGACCTTGGAACAGACTTTTGGTTGGATCCCGAAGGCATGTTCAGCAAATACTTTGATGCAGGCGGGCAGGTCAGCACAGGCTGGGGACAACTGGATCGACTGCTGTATGGCGGATTCAGCAGAGGTGAACTCAACATCTTTGCTGGAGGTTCAGGATCGGGTAAATCGCTTGTGATGATGAACATTGCACTGAACTGGGTGCAACAGGGCTTGCATGGTGTTTACATAACGCTGGAACTTTCGGAAGAGCTAACAGGTTTGCGAACAGCAGCCATGTTGACCAACATGAGCACCAAAGAGATTCGCAAAGACAAAGAAACAGCAGCGCTCAAAGTCCGGCTGGTAGGCAAAAAATCTGGCAGCTATCAGGTCAAGGCTTTGCCAGCACAGAGCAACATCAATGACATTCGTGCGTTTTTGAAAGAGTATCAGATCAAGACCGGACACCGAGTGGACTTTATCATGGTAGACTACCTGGACTTGCTGATGCCTGTCAGCGCCAAAGTCAGCCCCAACGACTTGTTTGTCAAAGACAAGTATGTTTCAGAAGAATTGAGAAATCTAGCCAAAGAGCTGGGTATCTTGATGGTCACTGCATCGCAGTTGAACCGATCGGCTGTGGAGGAAATTGAGTTTGATCACTCGCACATATCGGGTGGTATCTCAAAGATCAACACAGCAGACAATGTGTTTGGTATCTTTACGTCGCGGGCCATGAAGGAACGCGGCAAGTATCAAATACAGTGTATGAAGTCGCGCTCGTCAACGGGCGTGGGGCAAAAAATTGACTTGGAGTATAACATTGAAACCATGCGCATTACTGACCTGGCCGAGGACGAACAGTATCAAGAGTTCAAGAAACGAGCACCGTCAATCTATGAATCAATCAAGGCCAAAAGCCAGATTGCTCCAGGCGAACCCACTGCCACTGAACCTGACGAGCCAGGCAAAATAACAGCTGATGTGCAATCAACTAAGTTGAAGCAGTTACTAGGTAAGATCAAACAAGCATGAAAATTGTTAGTTTTCCACACTACACCTGTGGCGGTTTACTCTGTGATATTCTTAACAATACCTTTAGTTCCATTGGCGCCAACGGTGGCATAGAATCAATAGCCCATAGTCTAGGGAAAATTGGTGATACAGATACAGTTTTAGTTGACTTTGATGTAAGCGTGCTTTTCAAAAGATTAGGTGAAAATCCCACTGACAAGTGGCTAGGAACACATTGTTGGTTAGGCAAGGTCGATTGTAATCGTTTTGAAAAATTAGTCAATGTTACAGTAACCTCTTACAGAAGTAAACTCTATAGGTGGCTTAGATCATATCATTTATACTTCAGCAAAAGTGTAGAATTTGCCAATTTATCAAAAATGGAGTGCATTGATAAACAACGAGAAACTGCAAAAAACTATACCATTCCTTTTTTGCCTATCAATCATCCCAACGTTGTAAATTTAGAATTTGCCGATGTAGTTGATAACAAACAAAGTTTTAAATCATTGGCTGGTGTTGATTATCAAAGACATTTGGATCGATGGAAAACAACAAACTCTTTTTTATATAATGAAAACATTTGGAACAACGAGCTGAGCCTGAGATTTTATGAAGCCGAAGTAGAGTTAGTAAGCGGAAAATATTATGTCTATGAATAAAATTTTCTGTGTAGGAGATGGCTACGCCCATGGGCACATCTGGCCCGAATGGCCGCAAATTTTACAGTGTTTGTGTCCAGATCACAAAATAGAAGTTGTATCTGCTATAGGTGCTGGATCTGAATTTTTAGTCAGTGAGCTGCTGACAAGGTCGGTTGAAAAAACCACAGTCATATTTCAGTGGCCACAATCTAATCGATTAGATAAGCTTTTGGTGGATAACAGTTGGGACACAATTATCGAAAGTGACAATGTATATAGGTCAAATGTATACACAGGGTTGTCTGGAAAGTGGTGGTGCAGTAGCGCCAGTCAAGTTGCAAGTGTCGTTGCATACCATCAAGATTATATTACACGAGAACAATCTGAACTTAGAAATCGTAACTTTAGAGTCTTAGTTCAGGCCTGGTTAGAAAAAAAACAAACTACATGGATGTTTACTTCTACGCGAGAACAAGCACAGTACGCACAACAACCGCGATTCAGAGATATTAGAAGTAATGAGGTGCAGCCTCATCCCATGGTGCATTATTGGTTTTTGGTAGAAAAAATAGCTCCTGCTGTAAATCTCGTGTTTGATCCACAAAGACAAATGATTGTAAAACAAAGGCTTGAAGCTATTAACTGGGAACCATATCATCCAGACCGGCAAGAGATGTTAGAATCTATCATGGCAGTTTAAGATAATCATCAATGTCCACAGCAGATATGTCTTTGCGGTCCACTTGTAAAAACTGCGAACCATCTCGGCTGTAACGTCGACCCTGCCCCACAATAACCGAACCATTTGAGTATTTGACAGGTCGATCCACAATGAGGTCTACATATTCGCCTTCGCCCACACCCAGGGTGATAAAGTGAATGTACTGCTGCCGGTCACGTCGGAACACTCGGCTGTTGGCTACAATTCCGGCAAATTGATAGTATTCTGAATACAGACTTTGTACGCCCATGCCGGGCAAGAAGCCGGGAGAGTTCCAGGCACCGTGTTCTCGAAAACTCTCCACAGGATCTTCAGTGATCCAGTTGTCGAAGCCCAGTTCACGCAGGTCCCAACCTGCTCTTTTGGCTTCGTTGCGATAAACCCAACGAGCATATGAACCTTGGCAGTGCATGAGAGCTGCTCGCCAAAACTCGCGAGGATTGTGGGCCTTTTGATAGGCCAAGGCCCAGATCAGCCTGCCAAGATTCACAGCATGAGCACGACACAAGCCAAAGCCTGACAGGTTCAACATCTCCCTATAAATGTCGTCTTTCAGGGGATGATCGCCCAGTCGGTTCATGAACTCCATGACTTTTTCTTCGTTCTTTTTGGCAAACGCACGACGATACATGTCAGCTTCGTATGCGTTGACCCCAATTAGTTTCATGATGCGTT